GAGTCTAATCCGTCGATTAAGTCAGCATCAAGACCTGAGCCTGCGCCATCATTACCAGCATTCCAGAATACATTACCATTATAACTTGGTTCTCTTTTAAAGTCAATACCCGCCGAATTAAACTGTAAATCTACCGAGCCATTGTACATAATTTCGACGCCGGCGGTATTGTCATAAAAACGAATACCATTATCCTGGCCAGGATTAGTAATTTCGTAATCGCCGGGTGTAAAATTAATAATGTCTAAGCTTTGAGAATCGCCTTCGAAACGAGATACAATAGCGCTGCCAGTACCGTCGTTTGTAACTTTAAGGGTAGGAGTACCTGCAGTAGATTGCGAAATATCGGCTGCACCAGTAATTGCTGCATTTCCAGTAACTTGAAGTCGGCCAGTACCAGCGTCTGTTGTTGAGCCAATTACAACGTTTTCTCCAGTCAAGAGGCCGTTCTTGACTATAAATTTCTTATCATTCGCCATTCGGTTCACTCTCCCCAGTTAGGCATTTGTCGTATTTTGTATATTTATAAACTACGCGTCGATTAAAGTCGCTACTATTTTAAAAGTAGTTGAACTCGAGCTAGCAGGTGTTGCTTTTAATCTAATTACAGGTCCACTAATATCTAATTCAAACGTTGCTAATTCATTAGAAGTGTAAACTACTCCAAATTCTGTAGCAATAGGAGTTGACCCGTCGTGTGTAATTAAAAGCTTTGTAATATGTCTATTGCTTCCTTGAGTCATTTGAACAACAACTTCTGCACCAGCAAAATCTCCGTAAGCAAATGCATAAATTGCTGTTTCTGAAGTAGTTGTTAATGTTTGAGTTGTGGAAACAAGTCTAGATTCGTTTTGAATGATATTACCTTGAACTGTAAGATCACCCGTCATAGTATCGCCACTTATATTAACGTAGCGAGTATCTAGTTGGCCCCCATCGAGTTCTGCTTCTGTATAATATCTATTGTCTAGTTGACCTGCATCTAATTCTGTTTCTGTATAATATCTGTTATCAAGTTGACCATTATCTAATTCTGTTTCTGTATAATATCTGTTATCGAGCTGCCCCGCGTTAAGCTCACCTTCAGTGTAGTATCTAGTATCAAGCTGACCACCATCTAATTCTGTTTCAGTATAATATCTATTATCTAATTGGCCACCATCTAATTCTGTTTCAGTATAATATCTATTATCTAAATCGGTTGTACTTACCGTTTGTGCATGGCCATAAGTGTCAAATGTTAATCCTTGAATTACTACGCCGTCTAAATTTGCCGAATTAGCAACAGAAGATGTATCTGCGTGTTCAAGTGTAATCGTTATGTTATTTGATGTATTAACATTAAAGGTGCCAGATCCTGTTAAGCCTGTTGTGCCTTCAACGGTAATTTCACCAGCGCCAATTAAACTTTGGGCGTTGTTAGCTGATGCATCTAAAATTTCTTGCGCAGAATATCCGTCAACTGTATCTGCATCTAGACCAGAACCGTCACCATCAACTGTCTTAATTGCTGTTAATAGTTCGGCCGCAGTTTGATCAGCGGTAGCGTTTGGTTCAATTCCATCTAGCTTTGCACCATCTACTGAAAGATCGCGCCCATCAACAGTTCCAGCCGTTGTAATATCGCCGGTAGTAATATTACCAAAGGTATCAATAACAACTGGGAAATCTGTGGTACTTGTTTCAAGAACCAAAGTATTGTTTGCTGAATACCAATTAAAGTCATCAACACCAGACACAGAAGCAGTTCCAGCCGCTGTTAAACGACCATCTTCGTCGACTGTAAATGTTGGGATTTCTGTGGATGAACCATAAGAACCAGCAGTAACCGCTGTATTTGCAAGTTCAGTAGTAATTGAAAGGTTGCCATCCGTGGCGGTAGCAGTCCCTGTAACTTTACCTGTTAAAGTAACTTCTGTTTCAGTTTGAAATTCAAATACTGATCCATCGCCAGTTTGAAGTGTAATTGTATTATTTGCTGCTGAATATGAAAAGTCATCTACACCAGCAACAGGTGTTGTATTCGCTGTTGTTAATCTACCTTCAGAATTAACAGTAAAAACTGGAATTGCTGTAGAAGATCCATACACTCCTGCGGTTACACCAGTGTCTGTTAAAGCACCGTTTACTATTCCACCGACAGAAATATTACCTGCAAAAGTTGCGGTATTTGCTGTAACATTATTCGCTACATCGATATCTACGCCAAAATTGACATTTTCATCAAACTGATTTAATTTAAGAGGATATTCTGTCCCATCACCTGTTGTAAGAAGAACAGTGTTATTTGCTGCAGTATAGGAAAAATCATCTACACCCGCAACAGCCGCAGTATTTGCAACTGTAATTCTACCATCATGATCAATAGTAAGAATTGGAATAGCGGTTGATGACCCATAAGTGCCGGCTACAACTCCAGTATTTGCAACAAGAGCATGAGCATAATCTGTATAATAAGAACCTTCTTGACCATCTAATAGGTCAGCATCTAAACCTGTTCCCGCACCGTCAACGGTAAGTAACTCTGCTAGAATTGCTGCAGCATCTAGGTTAGAGGATATGTCAATAATTGATTCTGTGTTGGCCGAAATATCGTACTTTTTAAAGTAGATCTTACCATCATTTGTATTGATGGCGAGTTCGCCTAACTCCAACTGTGAAGTTGTTGGTATGCGGCCAGGTACCGCACTACGGCGGAGCTTAATAGTTGTTGACATATCTATGTCCCTTTGTTATAATACCTATATAGGTTACAAAATAATAATAGTCGTTCTTTAGAAAGATCCACCATCTAATTCAGTTACAGCGATTGCCACTTCACCGTTCGAGATAGTTGTATCTACACCATCAGTTCCGGTAATTGTTAATGTATCACCAAGAGCAATCGAAGTATTTGCTCCAGCCTCTCCAGAAATATTTATTTGCGGATTGGCCAGTTTTACGTTTGCGATATCTCCATCTTCGATAGAGAATTCAGTTCCTGTTAATGTTAAAGTATCTCCAGCAGTATATGTACCTGCACCAGAGAATTGATACCAACTTACATCGTCAGTTCCAAGAGTAAATGTCTCAGCATCAGCAACTTGAGCAACCCATCCTGTACCATTATTTGTAGTACCATCTGTAATAAATTGGAATGCGCCTGGAATTTCAGAAGATTCATTAAAGTATTCGCCTCGAGTAAGGACCCAAGGAGTTGCACCACTACCAACAGTTGTGACTTCATATGAGCCATTTTCTTCTGGATTGGTTTGATCTTTAACTAATACTTTATCACCAATACTCCAAGAAGTTACGCCATCTAATTCAAACGCTGCAGTGTTAGCTGAAGCATCTGTAAGAGTTCCCGCAACATTGTTATATGTTGCTCCTAAATCTGCGGTCGTACCAGCCAATGCAGCTGGAATTACACGAAGACCTTGAGCTACACTATCAACATATGATTTAGTTGCAGCATCTTGTGTTGCTGTAGGATTTAAAAGATTTGTAATCTTAGAGTTGTTAACATCTAAATCATTACCAGAGCCATCTAAGCTAATACCACCAGATGCATCTATTGATAATAAACCTGTCGTAGTTTTAATTGTACGATCACCAACATCACCACCAATTTCAATATCAGTTGCGGTAATTTTATTTTCAACATGAATTTGTTTTAAATATGAATCAGTGCCGCCTGGATGCAAGAAATAAGTGTCGGCGTCGTGGTCAACAAATCTTTCTGCTCTTACATCCGCGTTTTGAACGATCCAGTTACCAGTTGCTTTATCTGAATAAGCAGCATAGTTGAAAGTATTATCAAGGAAACCAATTTTACCGCCAGATCCGTAAAGAACTGAAAAACTTCCTGGTCCATCTCTAAATCTTAATTGAGAAAATGATGTGCCAAAACCAAGATCTAGTTTATTGATTTGTGAAGTTCCAGTAGGATCTACAAATAAATTTGTATTATCTGAGTCAACAAATCTTGGAGCAACAATATCTCCAGAAGATGTACCGCCAGCAGTTGTAATATATCTTGTATCTAATTCAGTATAGTCTAATTCAAATGTTGCGTTAGAATTTGGACCAGCGGTATGAGTAATTGTAACACCACTATTAGCGGTTGTCAACGCATTTGAAATAAAGTCTGCTGTTAAAGAAGTGTTGATTTCAGTATTTGAAAGTCTTGTAACTTCTGCTGTACCACTTACATCACCGGTTAATGTGACATTAAAGTTATCAGCAATAAGATACATCTTATCATTTGCATCGTCGTTTACTGCTGTAATACCTTCGCTATTTGCAATACCATCCGTAAACATAAGTCCAATAATATCACGAGATGTTTCAGTAAAGTCTGGAATCGCGTTAGCTTGAAGCTCAACTGCAATCTCTGTAGCAAAGTCAACACGACCATCTTCAGTAATACGAATACGAGGTGAAAAACCGTCGTTACCGTACATACCAGGCTGAACACCTGTATTATCAATACCTAAAGTAAATTCGTTATTTGCTGAATCGATATTTTCGATTTCTAGACCAGTGCCGATTGTAAGTTTTGGACTTGAAAGGAGGTCGATACCGTCTGTATAAGTATTTGCGCCATCAACAATAGTCAGACCAGATGAAAATTCATTATCCAAATAACGTAAATTAACTGCATCTGTAGGGTTAACAGGATCTGGTAAACCTGTTAAACTATTATTAGAAACATTAACCGCACCAGTTGGATTTAAAACTAAATCAGAAGCAGCAGTAATGCCACCAGACGCTGTTAACTCACCGGAAGCAAAATCAATTTGGAATGCTGTTAATCCATTACCATACTTGAATGTACCATCAGAATCAATTCTTGATCTGTGTACTCCATCTGTATAGAAATCTAATTGGTTATTATCGTCACCTGCTGCAGTTTCAGCAATAATGTATGTATTTCTATCAAGGTCAATTACCGAACCAGCAAGACCTGACCATTGTACGCCATCCCATCCTTCAAAACGGCTTTCATCACTATTAAAGCGAAGCATTCCTGCTGGGCCAGTTGGTCTAAACGATGTATTCGCAGATGGCAATGCAATGGCGCCTGATCCACCAAACGTAATAACATCATCACCGCTACGTATTGTATCTACAAATAGTGTAGCCCAGTTTTTACTTTGAGAACCTAGCGTATAGAAGTTATTTTGATTAGGTATTAAATTGGATTCAAAATCGGCAGCAACAGTAATAGAATCGGTATCTTGATCACCAACTGTAATATTACCGGCAATTATTACGTCACCATAAAAGTTTGCAGTATTAGCATCAAACTTTGCAGCGAGTGTTCCACCGGTAAAGAATTTTAATTCATCGTTATCATCGCCTGCATTATCTTCTGCAACGATTTTTGTATCTTGGTCTTGGTCAATTGTACCACCGAGACCTGACCAAGCATTACCGTCGTATCCTTCGAATTGGCCATCAACATTATTAAAACGAATCATACCCGCAGAAGAGGCTGGTCTAGCAGCAGTATTACCAGAAGGTAGCGTAATAGCACCTTCACCACCAAATGTTATTTTATCTGCGGTTTGTGGATTAATTGTATCTACAGCAATAGTAGGAGCTAATTGGAAAGTTGTTCCAACTAGAGTTAAACCAGTACCAGCGTTATAAGTACCTTCGCCTTGGAATTGATACCAATTAATGGAATCTGTATTTAGATTAAAAGTAGAAGCGTCGTCAACTACCGTTACCCAACCAGTTCCGCCGTTGATTGTACCATCTGTTACAAATTCATACGAACCTGGAACTTCTTCACTTTCGTCAGACCAAGATGTTCTTTGGAATATCCATTCAGTATTAGCACTACCGACTTGAATCAAGTCATAGGAACCATTTTCTAATGGATTAGTTTGATCTTTAACTACAAGATTTTTGCCTAATGACCAAGTCGTTACATCATCAATATAAAGAACTGAAGTTGGCGGCAAAGTTAATGTTGAGCCATAAGTTGTATTACCAACTTCAAAAAAAGCACCTAGATCAGCAGTTGTTGCAGCAAGAGCAGCAGGCCTTACTCGTAAGCCTTTAATTAAATTATCTACGTATCTTTTGTTTGTAGCATCTGTTTCAATAATTGGATCATCAAAAACTTTAATTGTAGTTTCAACACGATCTAATTCAAATTCTAAATATCTTTTGTTTACTACATCAGTCTGATCTGTTGGGTTATCAACATTAACAATTCGTCTTAAACCAAAATCAAATGTACCAAGAGGTTCTGTTGTTGTGAATAGTGTAGTGTTTGCACTAGATGCAATTGTATTACCAGAAATAGTAAAGTTTCCAACTTCAATAGAAGTTAGATTTTCTAATTCACTGACTGTTTCACCAAGCGTAAGTGATGTATTACCAATTGAAATATTTTTAGAAGAAATTACATTGTTTGCTACAGAAAAATTATTTGTATCAAATGCAGAAGAAGTGAATTCTATCGCGTGTCCAAATTCATCGAATGAGGCATTTCTTAAAAATTCTAATGTTGAATTTTGTGTATTTGCAATTTCGCTTGTATTAGCATGAGAAATTACAAGATTGGCCGATTCAATATCTGATTCTGGCGTAACAACAATACCTACACCCGCATCGAGTGCACGTACGTATTCACCTGTAGTATCGGATCCTAATGCTACTGAATCTGGAACAATTACGGGTCGTTTTTCACCGGTAGCTACTAGGCGAACGTTCTTAGTTTGGCCTACTTTAACTTTAACAGCCACTGTTATACCTCCGTAATAGTTGAGATAACGAACGCTAGCCCATCAACGATCTTAGATATTTCTCCCGTAGGCTTTTTCATTAACACATCATAAGAATATTTTCCCGGCTTAAGCTGAGAAGTAATGTCATTATCCATTACGAGTGTAATATCATTATTAGCTTTTTCAATTTCAAATTCGGCTGCAGGTTTTGATGAATACAACTTTTTAACTTCACTATAGAAAGTGTAGTTATCAATAGGCAAGTCTAAATCGTTCTCATCAAACAATTCGACCGTAAGCCTAAAATCTGTACCTTTATCAATGTAGATATTTAGTTGAGAACTCATGTTAAATCTCTTTTTACCTTTATTTATAACAGCGGGCTTATTGAAAAGGGGGCAGAACGCCCCCTCTCATAACTTGCAATAGAAATGTAAAAGAGCTTTACTGGTTTTTAAGTTGTTCGATTTCGTCTTTAAGCTCTTTAACTGCTTCAACCAAAAGACCAACGATGTTACCGTAAGCAACGCTCTTAATTTGTTCTCCATCTTCTGCGGCTGAAACGACTTCTGGAAGTACTTCTTCAACTTCTTGAGCAATTAAGCCGACTTTTCTTACGCCTGGTCTTGATTTCATATCAAAATATACACCGCGCATATTAGATACTTTTTCAAGAGCGTTAGGAATTGTTTCAATGTTTTCTTTTAGTCTAATGTCTGAATTAGATTCAATATCACCTGTAGCAGTAAAGTTACCTGTAGCGATTTGGAAAGTAAATAGATTCGAACCAGTAAGTGGCTTGATAACAAAATTACTTGTAACACTGGTATTTACTTCTAAGCTAACACTGTTATTTGTTGTTAACCAACCTAATCTAGAATATGGACCTGCCGCTGTATTACCCATCGACAAATAGTTATTTGACGCCAAGTGGAAATCACTTGAGCCAGATGCCGTAAAGCTATCAGCAGTAATAGATCCAACTACGTTAACATTACCTTCAACTTGAAGGTTTTCAACTGTAAGTTCGTCAACATCAGAAGTATAGAAGAAGTTAGATTCACCGCCTGGGTTTGGTCCAGTCGTAGCTCTTAATGGCTGAGTTGTGTTTCCACCTTCAACCATTGTAATAAACAAGGCTGTATCTTGTACAGAAGTTTCGTGAACGTTTTGGATGTTAGTAACAGCGCCTGCAGGACCAAAACCTTGCATACCCTGTGTACCTTGGAAACCACGCTCACCTTGAAGACCTTGAGCAGCCTGTGTACCCTGAAGACCTTGAGTACCTTGGCCTGGGAAACCTTGAATACCAAGAGAACCTTGAGTACCTTGACCACCCTGAATACCCTGCGAACCAGCACCAATTGTACCTTGGAAGCCTGGTCCACCTTGTGTACCTTGGTGACCTTGAGCACCGGTATCTCCTAATCCACCGCTGATACCTTGGAAACCCTGTGAACCATCAAAGCCTTGAACACCTTGAGTACCTCCAACACCTGATTCACCAATAATACCTTGAACACCCTGATTACCGTCATTACCTTGTACACCTGTATTACCGATACCAGCCGAACCTTGGAAACCTTGTGTACCTTGGTTACCGTCTCCGGTCTCACCCTGAACACCTTGAAGGCCTTCTTCACCGTCTGTACCTTGAATACCCTGTAGACCAGAAGTACCTTGTCCACCAAGACCTTGAACACCTTGAATACCTTCTCCGCCAATTGTACCTTGGAAACCTTGCATCCCTTGAATACCTTGGTTACCAAAACCTGGAGGACCTGAATTACCTTGTGTACCCTGATGTCCTTGTAAAGCATCACCTTGAATACCTTGGAAACCTTGAATACCGGTTGCACCAATACCCGCTATACCTTGGAAGCCTTGAGCACCTTGAGTACCTTGCTGAGAAAGACCTTGTGGGCCTTGGAAGCCGTCAAAGCCTTGAATACCTTCATCACCATCAGTACCGTCGACACCTTGTGGACCTTGTGGACCTTGAACGCCTTGAGAACCTTGAGTACCATCGCCACCAATAAAGCCTGGAGTACCTTGTGGACCAGGACCACCTTGTAGACCTTGAACACCCTGCGTACCTTGGCCACCAAGTCCACCGCCCAATCCTTGAGCACCTTGGAATCCTTCAAAACCTTGAATACCTTGTGACCCTGCCGGTCCAATATCACCTGTTCTAGCAAATGTAACAGTAATATCTGTACCATCTGTCCAGCTAGTTATTGAACTCGAAACAAAAGAAACACTAACATTAAAATATCCCGATTCTTCTGTTAAGCTATTGATTGAAAAGATAATAAACTCATCTACATTATCTTTAGAAGTAATTTTGACGTGACCTTTAACAGGACTTGTAGAATCGTCAATCGTTCTTAAGAAAGGTTGAATATCTGTAAAATTATCATCTCTGTCGTCAAGTAACAACACATTGGCAGAAGCATAAGTTGCGTTATTAACTGAAACGCCACCAATGCCAGGATCTGAAAGAGTTGTTTGGCTTTTCCAAGTATAATCAAATGTTACACCACCAAAGCTACCAGTGGCACCTTGTACACCACCTCCACCTTGGAGACCATCAGTACCTTGAATACCTTGTGGACCAATCGGGCCTGGAAAACCTTGTGTACCTTGGAAGCCTAGATCACCCTGAATACCTTGTGTACCTTGAGCACCAGCACCTGTTGTACCTTGTAAACCATCATTACCTTGAATACCGTCTGTACCTTGGAAGCCTTGAGTACCTTGAGTACCTTGTGGGCCAAGATCACTAATGTTGAGCTGACCATTCATTCCAGCGTGAGCTGTACAGCTGTAATACAAAGTATCTGGCGCGTTACCAGGAACTCTAAACGTAATTTCACCGCTAGATGCGCCGTTATTTGTTACGCCAGTATTATAAGCTGGGCCGGATGCACTACCAGATCTAATTTCAAATGGATGACCCGGCGCGTTGATAATAAATCTATATGTAAATCCTCTTAGAAGATTTAAGTCTGGGTTGTTAACACCATCTATTACATAAGCAATTGATGAAAGGTTAGTAACGGTAAAGTCACGCGCACCTTCAACACCCTGAATACCTTGAGCACCTTGAATACCAGTTGTACCTTGAATAGACTGAGGACCTTGTGTACCTTGGACGCCTTGTAATCCTTGTACACCTTGATGTCCTTGTGTACCTTGAGCACCTTGTGAACCCGCATTACCAGATGGATTAAATGTAAAGACAGCGTCTGTACCATAAGTACCAGTAATTGCATCCCAGTCTGTGCCAGGACTTAAATCTGTTCCGCCAAGTTCTGATTGCTCAACGAGGCTAATAACAAAATGACCCCAGTCCGAACCAGTACCAGTTACACCCCACACCCAATCTGTGTATTCAAAGATTAAGAACTGATATCCACCAGTTGCATCTTTTGGAGTTCTAATAAAGATTTGACCTTTTGGAGTACTTGTTACAGCATCAAGATAATTGAATAACTCGTCTACGCGTCTTCCGCTATCCGTTAAGTCATCAATATAAAGTTTTGTTGCTAAAGTAACATCACTATTATTTAAAAGCCATGAATTAAGGCCTGGGAATCCTTCAGTTGTAGAGTTGTTGAAACCCCACATATAAGTAAGCCCGCCATTGTAACCAATTTGCCCTTGCAAACCTTGCAGACCTTGGTTACCATCAGTACCTTGCATCCCTTGGAAACCAGATCCACCCTGAACACCCTGATGTCCTTGCAAACCTTGCAGACCTTGTATACCCTGTGCTCCAGTAAATCCTTGTACGCCCTGAAGTCCTTGAATACCAGTGGTGCCCTGAATACCTTGAGTACCTTGAAGAGACTGAGGTCCTTGAGTACCTTGGAATCCGACAAAACCTTGTACGCCTTGGACACCTTGTGTTCCCTGCGGTCCTTGAATACCTTGTGCACCAGACTCAACGAATGAAATAATAACATCATCTGCATCCGAAAATGCGCCTGATTGTCCTATACTTGTTACATTAAAAGTAAACCAACCTGTATTGTCGGTAATATCTGTAATATCCCATAATGCAAATACAGAAGTATCACTTACTTTTGTAATTTTAATAGATGCTTTTACAGGATTAGTTAGAGCATCAAATGCATTTAAAAGATCTGAAATATCACGAGCGCCAGGATTTGCATTTTCATTAATATAAATTAAAGTTGCATTTGCCTGGTCAGCGTTATTATACTTAATATTTGAGTTGCCTGGATCTGTAGCAGTTACGTCTGTACTAAATCCGTACTCAAAAGAAATTCCGCCATAAGAACCTGTGGTACCTTGAATACCAAGATCACCTTGAATACCTGTTGTACCCTGAATAGACTGAGGACCTTGGACACCTTGAGTACCTTGATCACCTACGTCGCCTTGAATGCCTGTCGTACCCTGAACGCCTTGAACACCTTGAGTGCCTTGCAATCCTTGAATACCTTGTACACCCTGAATACCAGTAGAGCCTTGGAAACCTTGAGTACCTTGGAAACCACGGAAACCAGTACTACCCTGAATACCTTCGTTACCGATTGTACCCTGAAATCCTTGTAAACCATCATTACCTTGGAAGCCCTGTACTCCACGGAACGATCCAACATTTACCCAGCTTGATCCGTTATAAACCCATAATTCGTCGTCAGCTTCATCTATAACTGCGTCGCCTGTTGATGGACTTGAAAAGGCAGCGTTTAGAGTGGCCTGGGGGTCACCACCTGAGTCTACATCAGCAACAGATCCAACAACTGTAAAGCCTGGACCATATCCACCTTGTAAACCGTCTGTACCTTGGATACCGGTTAAACCTTGGACCGCTCCACCTGAGTCTTCAAGTACTAACCACGCGGTACCGTTTGAAAAGTATAAATTGCCGTCGTCGCCATAAGCGATCGCACCTTCATATACAGCTACGTCTAAGGTAATAGGTGTTTGTTGTGGCTTACCTTGACCTACTAATCTGCTGCCACTTATAGAACGAAAGGCCATTAGACGTCATCCTCCTCCGATTGACCGAGAGTGAATGACAATGTTGCGTCTACTGCTAAATTGGTGTCGCACTTGATGTCTAGCGTATCACCAGATTTAAAGAATTGTCCGTTAAGAGGAATAGGAATTGTATCATATGCTGGAATTTTCATATTTCTTACAAGATAAAATGGTGTCTGTGTACCACTATCAAACCTATTTGCTCTTACGTCGACTGATACTGTATTAGCCGTAAAGTTACAAAGAATAAGAGGCGAAATAACTTCGCCCACACCCGGCTCAACAACGTTTGAACCACCGAATACAAGTTCAGGAACTTCATAGTTCGGCACCTCAATCATAATTTGCCAGTTTGTCGTCAACGTAAAGCTTTTGGCGACCGGTTTAGCGTCGGGCGCCTGAGATGTTGAAATTGTAGATATTGAATATGACATTATAGTTGCGCCCTTGAGTTAGATGCTCTTCTTGCAAGTTTTCTAACAGATGAGGTAAACGGACGACCTTCAATTCGACCTGTTCTACCATTAATCCTTAGACCTCTTGCGAAGTATTGGTTGTTAAGTTCGTCAGAGCCTGACCATCTGATTCGACCACCATTTTCTGATAGGACCGAAGCGTTAGCACCAATTGCTGCACCCACGTTTCTAAAGTTCAGCGGTAGAGCGTTTCTGTTAACGCCAGCCGAAGCACCGTTGAACTGGTGAGCAATCGATTCAACCAACGAACCGAATGTTAAGAAGTTTGGTCTAATTACACTGTCGATTAGAACGTTATCAATCAATTCGGTTACCATATCTCTCTGATCTTGATTTACTGCGATATTGTTATTTATATAGGTTTTCATCTGCGTCCATGCGCCAGTGAATGAATCAAGAAGATCGGTATTGTTGTCTGCATTACTATCAATCCAAGTTGTTCCATTGTAGTACCAAATTCTACCCACATAACGGTTACCGCTATTATTTGTTGGAACAATGAATGCATCCCAACGCTTACGTGGATCATCAGAGCTTCCATCTGGTAAATCAGTATTTGTTGGTCTTGTGCCCTTGAATCTCAACTTACGCCAATCAGCAAATGTTGATGGCGGGTTAAAGACCGGGAATACGTGCTGAGCATCAATGTTAAACAATGCACCGACAAATGCTCTTGTTGCTTTATCAGATCCGTCAATGTTAAGTGCAGGATCAATAAATCTAAAGTCATTTGCAAGAATCTTGACTAAGTTTCCGCCATCGCGATATGTTTTCGGTAAATCAATAAACTTGTATTCAGAAGTAATAAATCTTTGAACTTCGCGCTGTAGATCATTTCTGTTATTTTGCAGAATATCTTTAGCAAAACTAAACTGCTTATCATTTTCCCAAGCAAAGTTAGGTTCAATTTCTGGACCAAGTGCTTCAGGACTATTGTAATATAGCGCATTGTAAAGAATCATACCAAGATCAATCGCTTGCTGAACTTGATGTGCTCCACCAAGCTCTGTTCTGAGACGCTGACCAGGATATTTACCCGCAACGATATCACTTACAATATAACCAAGTTGACGATATGCTTGAGCGGTTGCAACTCTTGTATCTTCTGGAACTCTGAGTTCGTTATTCCAGTAATAGAAGTCTGCATTCCATCTTGTCGCTTTGTTACCGCCATAGTTGAAATCCCAGCTCATAGCATCTAGGATATAACCTGCATCGCGCTTACACTTAGTTTTGTTATAATCGATAATTGTAAATTCATCTTGCAAGAATTGAGTTATATCATCTGCAAGCTCATCTAAGTTATCGTCAATTTGTTTTGCAGCCCAAACTTTTCCAGCATCAACCCATGAAGTATTCGGATCAAGGATTTCTGGAATAATGTCCATGCTATCTCTTCTAATTGAATCTTCAACAATTCTTACAAGATCCATCACTTCTTCTTTTTCAGTAGCAGTAGCTGCTGGATGCGTTGTAATATCTTGTTCTGCTGATGTGTGACTCATATGATCAGTATTTACAGCAGTTGCTCTTACAACATCACCTACTAGGTCAGCCATTTCTACATAGAAGTTTGCAGTTTGCTCTCTTTGATCTTTTGGCAATACTGAAATTGCATTTTCAAAGTATAGCTCAGCAGTTCTAACTGTTGCATAATTTGTTGTATAGTTAACGTCGTGTGATAGAGCATCAATCATTACACCAACATCTCTGCGACATTTCTCACGAGAATAACTTAAACCTTTATAAGTTTCGTAAATATATGTCTGTAAAGTTTCTGCAATTCTAGCAGCATCATTTTCAACTGCATTTTTAGCAGAAAGAATTGATGCATCAATCCAGTTAATATGAGGATCTACTCTTGCTGGAATTCCTGAAGGATCATTGTCATCTGCTACTTTTGCTAACATTGTAGCAAGTTCCATTGCTTCTTGTGCAGTTTCTCTTCTTACTGCAAGAGATGGCATTTCTTGTCTAACTGGGTTACCTGTTACATGAGCAATAGCATTTAGTTTAGCACTTACAAATGTATGAGCTCCGCCTTCACCGTAAGCTGTTTTACCAACATTCATAGTAATTGTTGTTGCGTCAGCAGCAGTAATTTTCATCGGTGTATTATAGTATGGGTGATGAGATTCTGGTGCAGCATGTTCTTGCTGATTACCATCAAGAGCACATGTAAATACGATGCTTTCAGGAGCAATTAATACGTAATCACCAACTTCTAAGTTGTGGTTTGCGCCAAGAGTTGCAGTGAATACACCTGTTACTGGATCATATGTAGCACCTGTTGGCTGCCACTTTCTTCCTAGCTCGCGTGGTACATGCTCGTTACGAGTTACCCAGCGAACAACTTTACCAAGATATTCGAATGCTCTTCTTGTAGAGTCACGCTGATCGATTGGTAGAATGTTTACAGCATTTTTAAAGTAAAGCTCAGCAGTACCGTGCATTGCAGAGTTACCACCGTATTGGATATCGTGAGAAATCGCGTCAACAATATAACCAGTATCTCTGCGACATCTTTCTTCGCTGTACTCTAAGTATCCAAACTTATCTTTCAAGTATTGAACAACTGTATCTCCAAGACCCTCTTTACGATCTCTAATGATTGCTGTACTTACTTCGTAATCGTAACCAGTTGCTGCACCGTCAGAAGTATCTGCTTCTTTCAGTTGTGGCATATTAATTAATGAATCATCAAGAATAATATCTCTTACGATTAAGAATAAGTTTTCAACATCAGCTCCTGTTCCAGCAACTACGTTTCCGAATCCAGAAGTAACTTGACTTTCAGCGTTTCCTGCTGTTGGTGTTACTGTTTGTTTTAGAACAACTCTTTCTGCAATTCCACCTACGTGAGCAAATATTCCCGCAGTTTCAGATCTTTGATCTGCTGGGAGTACTGATGTTCCATTTTCGAAGTATAGTTTAGCAACATCTCTCATAGCAGCGTTTGAGCCGTGGCGAATATCAAATGATACTGCATCGACCATAACACCAATATCACGCTCGCATTTATCTCTTTGGACAGTTGTTAATGATGCCCATAAAGTAGGATATGTTTGTTCAAAGTGTGCTTTACCTTCAGCAGCTAAGAATGCTCTGTTTAATTGTAAGCCATCAGTTGCGTTATTATCACTATTACCAACATTAGCAGAACCGAAGTTGTATGTAACTCCAGCATCGCCATCTGTCATGATGCTAATGATATTATTAAATGCGGCTGTTGCTCTTGTAAGCGCAGTACCAGTAAGTCTTGGTAAAATATCATCTTTAACGTATTCAATACCTTCAATTGTTTCCGCCAACTGCTCTTCAATTACTTTGTCTGCACCTACTGTACCTACACGATATGCTTTACCGTAGTATTTTGAAGGGTAATCAGAACCGGTTTGAACATCTCTTGATACGGCATCGATAATGAACCCAACATCTCTTGCACACTTATCTTCATCATATGTGTAATTGTCTTTGCGTACAAAGCGAACAATTTCTTCTTGAATAAAGTGGCGGTTCCATTGTAGAGCTTTACGAGCATATGTTCTGCTTGGCTCCATTGCTGGTGATAGAGCAGTATTTGCTGTAGGCAATCCTGCAAGTCTAGTTTCAGGCTTCTGAGTAATATCTAGAGAACCTCTGTAATCTGGAATTACTAATCTATCATCTGTAATATCAGCAATGATATTTGCCAATCTCTTAGCTTCATCACCTGTAGCAGTATTTGCTGCAGTCAAGCTACGGTTTTGATACTTGATATTACCGTTTACTTGTCTAATAGCGTCAGGTAGTGCACTTACGAATGTATGGGCACCAGTGTATGCTCCAGCATCGCCAACCCACATTGTAATAGTGGTTGCAGTTACACCAATGATAGGACAAGCCCTTGCATAGAACCTATGGTGAGCCTCTGGTGATGCGTGGTTTGTTGGACCGCTTCCTGTGTCACAGCTAAATGTGATCGCATCTTCTTTAAACCAAACATAGTCGTCAGTTGTTAAGCTGTGAGTACCAATGGTTGCTTCCATGATACCAGTAACTGGATCGTATGTAGCTCCTGTTGGTTGGAATCCAGGACCAAAGATAGGTTCATGAATTGTATTTTCAACAACTTTCTTAATTACGTCTGCAATGTGATTAAACGCAAGTCTGGTTGGTTCTCTTTGATAGAAAGGTAGTACGTTGATAGCACCTTCGAAGTAATATCTTGCATTGTAGATTGTAGCATCTTCGCCACCATACTCAAGATCTTCTGAGATAGCATCAACAATGTAACCAACATCGCGAGGACATTTAGCTTCGTTATAACCGAGACCATTGTATGTTTCTGCAATATGATCAATGATTTCAGTTTGATATTTTGGTTTCTGACCTTTGATTGAGTTAAAGCTTGAAACTAATCCTGCAGGATAACCAGCAGTTACCGCAGTAAGTTTTGGTTCTACAATCTCTGGAATTGTACCATCATTTTCAAGAATAACTTCACCAATGTCTTTGAACAGTTTTTCAGCTGCATGAGAAACACTTGGCTTCAACGATCTTCTTACACCGTTAGTTGTTGCACTTACGAATGTATGAACTGCGTCAACCTTAGCAGGACCGACATCTAACGTTACAGTAGTTGAAGTAGCAGAATCAATTCTAACCGGCTTGTTATAAATTGGATCTGTTGGTCTTGGATGTGCAAGGTTACCACCACCGTTAGATGGGCAAGAAAGTGTAATTGCGTCTTCTTCAAAGATAACGTAATCACCTTCAGTTAGTGAGTGAGTTCCTAGTGTCATTGTCATAACACCAGTGATATGATCGTAGTTTACGTCGGTTGGTGTATAAGCTTCAGCCATATTAGCTCGCTTAACCGAGTTTGCAGATGCAGATACAAATGTATGAGCTGTTTGTGGCTCGTGCTTAATAGCATTTGTTGTAGCGCTTACAAAGATGTGTGTCGAACCAGAAGCTGATCCGGCGTTACCAACGTTAATTGTAAACGTTCCATCTTGACGCTTGATACAATTTGCAGTAGCTGATACAAATCTATGCTCACCAGTATATGCTGATGGACCAACATTTACTTTAAATGTGTTTGTAGTTACATCTGAAATTTCTAACCAACGATTTGTAGCATAATCTGTTGTTCTTGGGTATCCTTTTGCTACATAGTGATTGTCAAGATCACATGTATAAGATAATCCATAATCAGCAATCATGATATAATCACCATTGCTAAATCCGTGATTTGAAATTGTAATTACTGTATCACCAGAAGCAGCATCGTATGAAGCATAGGTTGGTGTATGTTCTGTTTGACCAACGTTTGTGATAGCAATAGAATCACCAGCATATGGATCTGATCCTGGTCTTGGATATGTATGCTGAGTAGCATGTCCATCTTGGTCACAAGTAAATGTAAATGAATTATCTACTAGAACAACACCGTTTCCAACTCTCAATCCGTGTTGGCCAACAGTAACCACCATATCTCCATTTACAGCATCGTAAGTAGCGGCTGTTGGAGTAAAGTATTTGTTAGGACCAGAAGCACCGGCGTCAACAGTAACAGTATTTGTAGTTACTGCTGTTACAACATATGGTTTTAATGCATATGGGTCAAGCCCAGCTCTTGGATAAGTTTTAGCAGCCTGGTCTCCATCCATTGTACACGTGAATGAGAAGGAGTTTGGCTCCAATGTTAGTCTGTCACCATACTTGAAATCATGACCAGCAATTGTCATTACAAAATTACCGTTTGCTGGATCGTAAGTTGCATTTGTTGGTGTATAAGTTGTTGTTGAATCTACAATAGTTTGTGTTACTGTATTTTGAAGATTATCAACAACTTCATTTCTTAAAATTTGACCAATCATTTTAGAAGCATGGAAGTAAGCTTCAGCAGTTGGAACTACTTCGTTATCGTCTAAGACTGGAATTGCATTTTCAAAGTAAAGCTTTGAGTTTGTTGCAGTTGCAGCATTTGAACCGTGAGCAACATCCCATGCAGCCAAGTCTACAAAGATTCCCATATCTCTTTCACAAGCTGCTACATCATATGTAAAGCCCGGATGATTTGCAGAGATCCATGCAATTGTTTCTTTTTGGATAAACTCTTTGTTAGCTTGTAGTGCGCCACGAGCTTTACGATGCTCAGGTGATAGTGACATGTCGCCATATATTGGATCAGCAGCAGAGCCAAAGCCGTTTGTCATAATATCGATAATGATATCGAAGCCAGCGTTAGAGCTTACAATCGCGGCTGAATCTGTAAGAACGTCAGTTGCGATTTTACCTTTAAGCCAAGTGATTGCTCCAACAGTTTGAGTAAGCTGCTGGTTAATGACTGCATTTGCGCCTACAGTACCGATGCGATAACCTCTACCAGTATAGTAAGCATTTAATGTTGAATCTGTTGCAATATCTCTGGCAATTGCATCAAGAATAATGCCTGTATCGCGCATACACTTTTCTCTGTCATAAACAAAGTAGTTTTCTTTCATGTATGCTTCAACTTCAGCCATCAAATATTCTTTGTTAGCTTGCAAGATTTTTCTAGCACGTACACCTTGAGTTGTAGATCTTACTTTTACAACTGCACCTTCGTCAGCAGATACAAATGTATGAATATCTGTATTTGTTCCAGCCGCGCCAACATTTACTGTAACTGTATTTGCCGTTGTTGCAGTAATTTCAAGAGGCATTTGATAATTAGGTTCACCAATACGTGGGTGGAAGTCTGTTCCTCCGCCGTTATGTGCACAGCTAAATGCAAATGATTGTGGCATTAATTCAATATGATCTGAAGTTGTTAGATCATGGCCAGGAATTGTGATTTCCATAACACCAGTATTTGCTGCATAAAGCGTATCAGTTGGTGTATAAGCTTTTAGATATTTAGCAGGATCTGAGAAATACAATCCATTTGCATCAATACAATCTGCTTCAGCACTTACGAATGTGTGGTTGTTTGCGTGACCATTAGCGTTACCAACATTGACTGTAACTGTATCAGCAGTAACTGCTTTTACTCTCACAGGTTCTTGATAAGCTGGGTGATCGTATAAAGGAGCAGCATCGTTACCAACTACACCACCAACATCACAGCTAAATACGATTGATTCTGGCGCGATTTTAAGCCACTTACCAACCGGCAAGTCATGCTGACCGATTGTAAGAACCATGTCACCAGAAATAGGATCGTATGTTGCAGTTTGTGGTGTAAATGTACCTGTCCACATATCCGCTTCACGAACAGCATTTGTAGTTGCTGATACGAATGTATGAACTGAAGTATCGCTTGACTCACCAACGTTTACAGTAATTGTTGTTGCTGTTCTTGCAGAAATTGAGATAGGTTTTTTCCATGCTGGATGTCTCTTCTCAGCTTCAATAGCATTTGCTGTAGCGCTTACAAACGTATGAGCTCCGCCACCGTTCTCTACAGCACCAACATTCATATAGATTGTGTCGCCGATTACAGCGTCAATTACAATCTGCTTTTTATAGAATGGATGATGTGATTCTGGAGCAGGGTGGTTAGTTGCATTGTTATCCATTGCACAAGTAAATACAATGCTTCCTGGTTTGAACTCTACGAGATCACCGGCTTTTAAAGCATTTGTACCAATTGTTGCACTAAACTCACCTGTTGCAGGATCGTAAGTTGCATTTGATGGAGTATACTTGATAAAGTCTCTTGTAGGATAAGAATGCTCAGTTGCGTTACTATCAAGAGCACAAGTAAATGTTAAGCTATTTGGCTCAAGATAAATTTGGTCGCCAACTGCGAAATCGTGAGATCCAATTGTGATCTCAACTGAACCTGTTGCTGGATCATAAGCCGCATTTGTTGGCGTATATTTCTTACCGTTGTTATTTAATAGTCGAGTCATTTCATCAAAAGCAGCATTTGCTCTATCTTCAGCAATTGAATCTGTTAAGATGTCAGCAACTTTTGATTTCATGTAGTTAATTGAACCAACGGTTTGTGTTAGCTGATCTGTAACACTTACTTCACCAGACTTAGTACGGTATGCAGCGCCAGTTTGAATTGCGTTGTAGTTCGTACCTAGCATCATGTCTCGTTGGACAGCTGGTAAAATATATTCTTCAGTATCTCTCTTACACTTTTTAGAGTCGTAAACGTAATATTCGTCATCAACCCAGTCCATCATATAATCTTGAATGAACTCTTTGTTAGTTTGTAGTTGCTTACGAGCATTTCTCTTATCAGCAGCGATTGATGTATTATCACTAAACGTAATTGCATCACCAATTACTGATACACAATCGTCAGCAGCTCTTACAAATCTATGCTCGTAATTTGCTGCAGTCATGCCTGGATTTACTGTAATCGTTTTTGCAGACACAGCAATAATTGGCAGAGCAGCTAAATAAGCTTTTTCTTGAATTCTTGGATGAAGAATTTCAGTAGTGTAATTATCGCTTGAGCACTTAAATACAAAGCTTTCTTTTCCAAGATTTACATAACGACCAGGTGTTAGATCGTGAGTACCGATCGTAATCACCATATTACCAGTTACTGGATCATATGTAGCATTTGTTGGAGTATACTTGTCTCCAGTGTTTTGAAGTGCATTAATAATTGTATTGAATGATTTGTATGCATCTGCAGCCGCAGGAGCTGAGTTTGCTTGAATCAATTCATCTGTTGTTTTGCGTAATCTTTGGAATGAAGCAATTGTTTCATTTCTTTGATTTTCTAATACTGTTCTCGCAGTATTAACATAATACGCAAGACCTGTTGTGACAGAGTTGTAGTTTGTATCCAGCAACATGTCAAACTTCGTTGCAGGTAGAATGTACTCTTGAATGTCGCGCTCACACTTGGCGCTATCATATGCGTAGAATTCTTCGTTATTATCAATCCAATCAACGAATTCGCTAATAATCAAATCTCTGTTATCTTGAACAAGCTCACGAGCTGCAACGGCATGCTGATCGTCAGTTGTAGCAAATATAATTGGGTTTGCCGCGGCTTCGCCGTTATTTAAAATGTTAATTGTTTCGTCGAATGATCTATCCAAACGCGATTGAACTTGAGTATTTGCATTTTCAAAGATAAAGTCAACTGACTCTTTGATATGCTCAACAGATCCAACTGTCTCTGTAAGCTGTTCATTAACAACAACATATGAGATTGGTGATTGATAAGTAATACCGTTTAAACGACCCCAGTAGTTACCGTTTGTTGCGACGTCATATGAAGCACTATCGATAATTAGGCCCGTATCGCGGAAACACTTGTCTGCATTATAACCTTGATAGCCAAGACCAGGCGCGCCATTAAATCCTGTTGTAGTATTTGCAGTAAGATAATATACCATATTATCGACGATATCTTGTGAATTCTCATCAAGCTGATCAGCAAATGTGGTGTTTGCAATTAAGTTAAGACCTTGCTTATCAGAATCTCTAGGAGCTTCAGCTGGCTTAATAATTACTGTGCTACCACGTGCACGCATTGAGATGTCACCAAACTGAGAACCCGAGTTGTTCAATGTCATTTGACCGCCGTCAAGAGCAAAGAACGCTTGGCGAGTAAAGATTGACAATGAACCGATACCGTTGACACCAGCACCGTTCTTAGCAACGTAACCTGTACCGTTTTGAGTACGAGGTGTGAAACCAAAACAAAGTACGTATGTATAAAGTGAGTCAGTATCTAGAACAGCTCTGTCTGCAAGTAGACAACCACCACCTCGACCAACTAGTCTGTTCGGGAAGTCATCAATACCGATTGATTCGATAGTACCTGTACCGCCACGCTGAGCAAATAACTGATCACCGACTTCTACATTACCTTTTAGATTACGTACATAAATCTGACGGTTTGAATCGATATCGTCAATATATGAAATATATCCTGAAGCACCGCTTGAAAATGTTACTTCGTCATCAATCTCAAAGTTTGATTGTGCACTATGTCCTACTTCTAAATAGAATTCTTGACCTAAGTCAAGGATTGTGCCTTTTGAGTTAAATGGGTTAAGTGGTGGCTCAACGTCTAAACGATTAAAGTTTGAAAGCTGCGTAGAGTCACGAAGATATGGTGAACGACGTAGTAAAGCACCTGGACGATAAGCAATTGCAAATCCGCCTTCAGGCTGGTCGAAGTTATCAACCTCGAAGTTCATGTATGAGAAACCTTGAACATAACAGCCAGATCCAACTAGAACACCGTTAGTGCGCTCCCAACCTTTTTTCTTTTGAATTACTGTTGCATACTGTCCAGCTGTTGATGTCATAGAACAATCATCTGGTAGCATAATTGGCTCATCAACATAGTAAGTACCAGGACCTACCGAAATATGAACTGCATTATTAATGTCATTACGGTCGAACAATCCACCCGCTTTTTCCAAACAAAGTTCTTCAGCTCTTTTTAGAGTACGAACTGGCTGAAGAATAGTACCAGGATTTGCGTCGTCACCATCTGAAGCAACATGCACTTTAAGAGCTTTATTTGTTTTTCTAGAAAACTCGTCATAAAGCTGACGATATGTCATTTGCTCAGTTTCGCCAGTTTTGACGTTCTTTAGAGCAAAGTAAGAATCTTCATCGATTGGAGCTTCGAATGTTTTTGTAAGCTCCATATTGAAGTCAGCAAGCTGTGACTCATCAATAGTTGAGTTAGCAATACGTACTTCGTTTAGATCTGAGTTTTCAATTTTAGATCTGTTTTGTTCTAATCCATCAGAAGTCGAAGATGAAATTGTAATGTTTGTTGCAACAACTTGATCCATGCTACCAGTAAGTGTAGCGTCTTGCAATGTTGGATTAGTAAATGTGTTATTGTTACCAGTACCATCTGAGAAATCAGAATTAGTAATCTGAACATTGTTTGCTGTACTATCATTGAGTTCAGAATTTGTAATTACAATATTGTTTGCGGTTGTATCAACAATTTCTGAGTTAGCAATACGAGTATCCCAAATATCGCCATTTGCAAATCTGGAATTTGTAATTGTAACATTATCTAAATCTGTATCACGGATATCAGCATTAGCGATATCAACGTCAAAGATTTGAGTGTTACCAGAAATTGTTGAGTTCTCAACAGTGCTGTTTGAGATCGCTGTATCAAACATCTCTGAGTTAGAAATAACAGCATCTTCAAGAATAAGCTCATCAATTTGAATGTTTGTAAGGATAAGGTTATTTGCAGTACCGCCTTCAATTGTAACGTTATTGAAGAATGAGTCATCAATTGTAGAATTTGTGAATGTATCGTTATTACCAGTCGAATTATTTAACTGGCCTTGATCTACAATAGTATTTGTAAAGACGTTATTGTTACCAGTACCATCTGAGAAATCAGAGCCTTCAATTGTAGAGTTTGCAATAGCAACATTACGAATATCTGTGCCATCCATAGTACCACGAGCAATATCAGTATCTTCGATATCACCGTTGGTAAAGGTGTTTTGATTCATTGTGTTGTTGTCGATCTGAGAATTTCTGATCGTAACGTTGCTGATTGATCCACCAGTAATGGTAATTCTATCAAAAATCTCATATTGAATGGCTTGAACTAACTCTTTTCGAGTTATGTTTTTTGTACCGTCGTCACCCTGAATCAAGTTAACAATGACAAAGAGGTCCTCGGATCTGGTATTGGCGCCTTTTATCGGACCTAATTCTGAAATCTTTGACATGCGTCTATTACCCTTGTATGTTTTTCTTATTATTTATAATAATTAGCCGTAGCGTTGCCCAGGAAGTGCTACAACAAAATAGCCTTGATCTTTTTTTGTTTTATGTCCAAATGAGTATCCCAAACCGCTTTTCACAACATCATTATATAAGTTTTCAGGACCTCCCCAAATTTTCCAATCATCAGTAATATTTTCTTGATCTGTTCCAGAAGCTTCTAAATTATCTTCTGAGTCAAAATAATCTACTTTCATGGTTCTTAGTTTTAAATTAATATGATAATGTTTTTTACCTAACACATTACCTTGCTTATTTAAATAATAACCATTTCCCCAATGCCATTCTGTACCCAAGTCGGCAGGTTTATTATGAGTTGTGGTAACATAAATTCTAAGACTTTCAGTACTCAGCGTGCCTAAATCAATGGCAATTAAACCGGTTCTTGTTCCTTCAGGGCCAGGCTCATATAATCTTCTTGGTATTGAAAATCCATATTTGCCTACAAAGTTATCTATATCTTTTCTGATTTCTTCTGAGTTATTGCGGATGTAAATTACAACTGAATGTGTATCTTGGCGTCTAACGAATTCTAATGTAGTTTGGATACTGATTGGAAATATATCTAATGCTTCGTCTAGAATATCATAATAGCCTCGAAAAATATTTGAATCTACCATCATACTACTCCACTAGTAGGTACAGGAAATCTTGTTACTGTGCCATTTCTATTTACACGAAAACCAAAATAATACGATTTATTTCTATCAGCGTTAGATCCACCGCCACTGGGTGCAAATTGGAATAATTGATTAGCAGCACTATCCACAGTAAATTCCATATAGCCTGGATTTCCGTAACCGCCGTCGTGGTTACCTACATCAAATGCTGGAGTTCCACCTTTACCAACTTGTACGACATAGTCTACTTCTACATCTATATCAAGTTTGCCTTCCCATCTTCCGTCATGCTGTCCACCTGCGCCGGCTTTACCCCATTCGTCAGCGCCACCTCTGTTAATCAAACCAAAGAATTCATAGCTATCTCCATTACCTTGGTCGCCGCCACCGCCACCGCCAGCTGCACCCCAGTGCCCCCAAGGTGCCGAGCCACCAGCACTATTTCGAGCGGCTGCTGCGCCACCTACACCAAAATCAGAACCTTCTCCAGCAGTCGCATTAGCATCGCTAAACGCGTTATTGAGTCCGCCTAGTCCACCAAACGTGCCCGCTGCAGACGGGCTAAATATTTGTCCGTCCCGTGTTAAGTCGAATGCACCTTGTATAAAATAATTTCTTGCAATTACATCAGGTACCACGCCGCCGTTTACATCTACACGTTCATCAAAAGTTGACATAAGCATAATACCTGTAGCTCCGCCCGATCCCGCATTACTTACAATATCAGAATTGTTTTCAAAACCAGAACCACCAGCTCCACCGCCACCATACGCTTTAAATTCTAAAGTAATAATTTTAGTAGCACCGTAAAATTGACCCAAAGAAATAGGAAGACCAGATCCTGCTACGGGAATAGCAGAGTTTGCATTTTTATTGGGCACATAATTACCACCACGATAATAATCACTCAGTGATCCAGTACCGCCAAACTCATCAATAATGTCTTGGATGTTAATGGGACCCGATGTCTTAATAGGCATTTACTTCCCCACTTTTGCCGATAGTTCCTTAATGGCCTCTATAAGTAATCCTACTAGATTTCCATGTCGAACTGCGTATGTCGATGCGCCTGTTTCCGGGTCTGTTGTTTCATATACAATTCCTGGCAATACTTGCTCAATTTCCTGAGCCATAACACCAGTCATTTCTTCGCCGGGTCTGTTTTTGTAGTTAAATGTATATCCACCGAGCTGCATTACTTTATCTAAAGCATTTTCAATTGGATTAATATTTTCTTTCATTGCAATATCAGAAACAGAAGCAAACGCAGTAATATCTCCTGTCGCACTTACTGTATTAAATAAAACATCAGCGGCTTCACCGACCGATTGTCCTATAGAAATAATACCGTTCGCTGAATCGTAAGTTACGCCCGTTCCTCCTTGCAAGGAGGCTCTTGCTCTTGCAGTCGTGAAATAAAAGTTATTAGCACCTTCTGTAAGGGCATTTGTATTATGGTTAGTAAGTGAGCTTACTGTACCTAAAACGTTACCTGTAAATGTCGCTGGAAGACCACTGCCTGGTCCGTTTTCAAAAACTTTTACTCCGTCTGGCGTAAAAATGTCTCCGTAAAGATTTCCTCTAATATCATCACAATTGATTAGAGTTGCATTAATTGTATTTGCAGTTAACGTATCAGAAATTGTAGCGTTAGCAACTTCGATTGTACCAGTAGCAACACCATTCGCAGTTGGGAAAGTAATTTCAGAAGTTACGATAATGCTTGGAACTGTAAGAACACCGTTAGGTGTTAAAGTAAGCTGTGTACCTGCTTGAGAATTCATGATGAAATTAGTTGTAGTACTATTTTCCATACCAATATCCCATGCATATGCACCGTTGGTATATCGTGTTCTACCACCTGACGCGGTATATTGGAAAGTAGCTACAACTGACTGAGTAGCACCTGTAATTGTAACTGGAGAAGCATAAGCAATAGTTCCACCAGCAGTTCTGGCAGCTACCGCATCTGTTTGAAGTTCATCAAATACAACAACACTGTTTGCCGTAAAGTCGCCAATAAGAGTAGCATCACCAGTTGTGCTATCGCCGGTACCCGAAGCAGTCATAGTATTATTTTTAAAGAGCAAAACCATTTCATTGGTTTTATCTAACCAATTCTGAAATGTTTGGGTTGTTGCTATTTCTGTAATATTAGGCTTGGACATTGATTTGTTTCTCTATTTTTTCTAATCGCTCATTAACGTTTTTTAAGCATTGCTTTACTTCATCACAATCACGAATAAGCTGGTCAACCTTACGGCGTAATGCTCTTTCTTGTTTATATTTATTTAAAGCTGTGACGTCGGTATTAAGTACAGCTCCGCTATTTTCATCTCTGCGCAATGCTGGATTTATCATGTTAATGCGATCCCTCTATAATCTTTAACAAACGGCGCATTAAATTGATTTGGAGCTAAGAGTTCGATTTTAATTGAAAAGGCTCTATATCCATCAAATGTACCAGCCGTGCTTGTATATCTAAGTACACCAGAATTTTTATTAGCATCAGCTACAGCATAACGATACTCTCTAAAGTCTGATGTATTAATTGAAGATGAATATGTATTTTTACCTTCAATCATTTCAAGCTCAATCCAGTTAATTGTATCAAACGCTGAGCTGTCTTGCGTATGCTGTGGTCTAATATAAACTTTAATGTCAGTACCGTTTGGTCTATATCCCGTTAAGAAAACATTTAAATCTTCGGCATCTAAATCTGCCGCTAACTCAATGCGTCTTGAAATATATTTTGATGTAGTTGCTGAAGTATTTGTAACTTGATATTGATATGCTAATATCGTTGCTAATTCTAAATCAACAAATGGAGTTGATGTTACATTAGACTTATTAGCCATATCTACTTTAATATCAAATGTTTTCGGATTAATAAAGTTGTTTGATTTACTATAAATTACTGCACCTTTGCGAGTAAACTCGTTATTCTGGCCAAAGTTCATATTCATATCATATGTTGCAGAAAGATTACCAGGATCAGTAAATGTACCTTTAAGCTGTGTAGTAGTTACTGAATCATTTGATTTTTGAATCAATGGCTGAATATAGCTCACATTAATATTATCTACAGAACCAATTGTACCACTTGTTCCACTCGTAAATCCAGTAATGGTATCAGTTGCAACAAACTTTTTACTATTTGTAGCAGAGCTTTGTTTTATATGAAGCTCATTTGCTGTTCTTTTATTATAATGACATACAATACCAGCTACAAGTGGTTTACCAGTTGCAGTTGCTCCATTGAATGGACATGGATGATCTGTAGTCATTTGAGTTGAGCTATCAACACTTGCGATTCTAAAGATTTCTGAATTGCTTCCAGCTGTAACCATGATGTAATCACCGGCTGCATAATCGACAGCAAAGTCATTTCCTGACTGTGTAATTACATTTGTATTTTGAACCATAGCAACACTGTATCCAGCGCTTACATCTTTGTAGACAATTTCGCCTGGAGTAAATCTTCCATCCCAGTCACTTAATGTTAAGAATTCGTGATCATCGTTTGTAAGTGTAATGGTACCAGTTGCATTGTTAAATTCATGACGATATAAGTTAAACTTAATATCTTCGTCTTGATATGATTTCCATGCACGGTTGTTTGTTGATGTAAATAGAACACCGTCACCCCAGTCCATAACAACCGAACCACCCGTCACAAAGTCAGTACCACCAACTTTTGCTGTGTAGTGCAAGTAATTTGGATCATTGGCATCTGGCATAATTACCACTGCATATTCTTTTTCAACATCCATACGAACTGGTGCATCGAATTCTATTTCAGTAACCGCTGTTGCGTCATTTGAAACATTTACTTGAGAAGCTTTTAAATGCTTTTTAGAGAATGGCAAAATAGTACCTGATGGATAACCATTGATAACTTCGCGAAGTGTAATTGTTACGCCGTTTATATTACTTTTACGTCTAAAGAATAAATCAACTTTTGAAATAAATACGGTATTTGAACCTTTACCCATACCTTTCTTAATAAAGAATGTTTGAGCAAGAGGATCACCGCCGAAGCGGCGTGTTTCTACTCTATTTGCAAGGTTTCGTGTTGTTGTCTCTGAAATTTCTGTAACCTCAGGAACTCGTGTAGAAAGTGTTGATTTTTCTTGAGAAATGTTGTAAGCATGATATGCAATTTCCGCTTTAGAAGTAGAAGCTGAATCAATGCTTGAGAATTGAGCAACATCAACAACAGTTAAAACTCTGTCGCCAACATAGAACGTTGCGTCAGGAATCGAGAATATTGCTCTCAATACACCGTTTGCATCTGATTTTACAATATCACCTTTCGATCCGAATCTTCCAATATCTCTAGCAAAATCTGAGTTGACTGTGCCAGGAGTAATATGCGCATCTACAGCAGTTCCATCAAAGAAGAAATAATGTCGTGTGTTTGGTCTGAGACCTGAAACATAAACCTTAATATCACGAGCTCTCATAAATGGATTAAACGCTACGTTAGTAACAAAATCACCAACTAAATTTGAGCCTACGTCGTTTACTTGAATGCTTTGTTGAGTTACTTCTTCTGTTCTGTTAAATACTCTCGTTCTTCTGTTACCGTTCCAAGTTTCACTAGCAAGTGATTCTTGAACAGCCCCTCTTTGCTCACCAGTAATAGGTAAGAATTCTTGAAGATCTTGGAATGGAGTAACTAAATCAATTTCAACTGGAGTTGGGTTTTGAACAGTATCATGAGCCATATCGTGGCTTGGTGATAATTCTGCATTACCGCTGTATTTCCAAAAGTTACTTACGCAGTTTCTAAAATTAGTTGCATAAGATTGACCTAACAACTTGATGTTTGCATTTCTGCCAAGAGTTCCTGTTTCTGCTTCGTTTACAGTTGGGAAAATAGAAGCACCGGTCGATGATTTATATTTTAAATCAATTGGATATGTTTTTACTGCAGGAGTAAGAATGCTTTTATCAAAATGAATAGCAGCTTTATAATTAGGATCATCGGTATTTGCAATTACCGTGTCGTTCATTGGATCTACTATATAACCATTTTTGAATCTTGTCAACCCGTTTTCATCTAAAACTGTAAGATTTTCTGTGCTTTGCTCTAATTGATTTAAAGAAATATAGTATTCAAGACCTTCAATGCGCTTTTCAATTTTTTCAATATCGCGCATTGTATAAACTTGTGTGCCTTTACCTTTAATTTTAACAGCACAATCTAACTTACCTGCCTCTTGAGCTTCTCTTGAAGATAGAACAGGATAGCCAGGAATATTAACTTGACCAATTACAAGTTCGTCTGGGCCAACTTTCGGAGAAACTGGATTTTCTGACTCGTCACCTTTTACAATCGAAGTAATACCGTAAGAATCGATAGTAATTAAGTCAACTCTTCCTAGATAATGCTCTACGTCTGTTGTAATATTTGAAGATAAAGCTGGAACTGCAAATGATCCAGTAAATGCTAATGTATATCCTCCGACTGCGGTAGTAACAGTACCTGCACCAGAAGCAGAAGTATGAGTATAAGCCACGTTTGAATCTTTATCCACATGTGGTCTGAAATCAAAACAGTTTCTTAAGTTATAACCTCTTCCAGTAGAACTAATATAAGTATCTAAATCTGTAGATTTTATTGTGTTTGCCGCAGGTGTAGCACTATCATCAATAGGATAACTATTAATGTTAAAGAAATATGAACCTGAAGATGTTACTGGTTCAAATACTCCTAATTTAATTGTAACTGTACCATTTGCTGGCTGAGGACGACCGCTAATATATTCCATATATGAAATATCATAGAAGTGATCATTTTGGTTATTATATAGTTTGAAGCTATCTTTAATGTCTGTACCAGTTCCGGTGGAGCCTTCCCATACACCTAGAATTTCGTAAGCATCAGGGAACCCCAAACTATATCTTGCTGTAGCTGATGAATAAGTAATTTTTACATACACTTCTTTAGCAAGTTTTGCGTGCGAATTACCTTTCGTGCCTTTTAATCTCTTATTAAAATATAACTGACCGGCCGGAGAAGAAACTCCAGGATCAAGATTCACTGTTAATTCAGTACTATTGTTTGTAACACTATGACTTACAATATCTACCTGAGTATTTGTAGCATCTACAAAAACCATATCGTCCTGATTAATTGCAAAATCTTCGTCAACTGCAGACGTAATTGTAATTGAGTCTCCTGATACTGATACGTTGTTATCTGTGCCACGTACTGGAACAATTGTATCTGATACTGATCTTAAGAAAGATGTTCCTGAATCAAATATCATAGGAGAATTTTTAAATTCTTTTACTTTTGAAGATGCGGCAATAGTTGCTACACCACTAGTACCTACAATTCTTGTTACTGATTCAAATACATTTGGTGGTGTCATTTTAACACCAAATAGATATAATTTTTCTTTTGTTACGTTTCTTACGAAAGCTAAACCAATTACGCTGCCGCCTCCGTTTTGTAAAGAAACAGGACTATAATCTAGATCAAATGTGCCACTTAAGTCTGTAATATCTACATATGATCCATAGTCAAGTGAAATAGCTTGGTCGTTTTGTGTAACAGTATTTGCTACATTATCGACATTAAAAGAAATTTTACCAGAGTTTTCTACTCTGAATCCTTTTACATATGCAGTGCCTTTACCCACAAGCACAACTAGATTGTCGTTTCTTCTATCTAAATCTAATCTAAATTTGTCTGATACATAATTGCCAGATTCTTCATATGTTCTTCTTGCAAATTCTTCGGCAATAGAATTAAACTGAGTAACGTCACGCAATTGAACAGCGTTACCTTCTTGATATCTAATTAACGTAAAGAAGTTAACGTCGGTATCTGCCACTGATGTTTCTTTAACCACCAGACTTGGAACCATTTTAAGTCTGTCAGCGCCTGGAGCGTTTTCGTTTTTAGATCCATTAGCGTTATCGTACAACGAACCATCTTGTAATGCGGTAATTAATTCTTCTTTTACTTCAAAGCCAACAGATTTTAAATCAGGTTGATTTGTATATTTAGAAACAATTAGAGTTTGCGCTGCTGTAAATAAGAAGTGACCTTTTTGGAAGATAACACCCGGCGATGCCTGAATACCGAATGAATCACCTTCGTGATCTGTTTGAAGAGTAACGTTAATTGTAGCAACGTTAAGCTCTTGAAGATCAGTTCTTTCTGCAGACTTTTCATAAACATATTTGTTAATGGTAATTAATTCACCAGCCGCGAACGCAGATTTACCTGCATCTTCAGTATTTAAATAGTTAATATAAAAAGTGTTTAGATCTGGTGGACGTGTTTCGAAACCACGAGAAGCAGTAATGACCGATGCCTTAAGTCCAGTACCACTTTCGAGTTCGTAAACAATGTCTACCTCTTTTTCAACACCACTTTCAGTGATGATGGACGGTCCACTAATAAAAGTTTCTACGTCGAATCCGGTTTTATCTACAACTTTTACATATTTCAAACCGTTGAGATCTGTAAAGTTACAACCTTTAATAACACTACCTTCTTGGTAGACGTTATCTCCAAATTGTTCGACCTGGTTTTGAAGAACTGTCTGAAGTTGAGTAAGCTCTCTCGCCTGTACAGCATACGCTGGTTTAAACAGGATTTTGTAGAACTGTTTCTCAATATCGAAGTCGTCAAAATATGGCGCGATATTTAAGTCTGTATTAATAGGCATCTACTTATGTTTCCTTAAATTTCCAAGACTAGCTTGTATTCTTCTCTAGAAGTTTCTGTTCGTTCAAGAGGAACAAAGTCTTCCATAAAATACACTGTTCCAGATCTTTGGGTATACCGTGATTCAATAATATTGTTGGCTACTGGTGTATTTATTTGCAATCTTTGACCTGTCGCATTGATCAAATCTTTAGTAGGGTCTAAAGCAATATCATTATTTGCTTGATTTACATAAGGACCCATATAACTGCACAAGAAAATAGAATTAGAACTTGCTTTTACTGAATGAACTCTACCTTCAAATGTTTTATTATTATCTACATCGATTTGAGATACTAAAGAATTGATTGTTACTTTTGAATAATCATCTGTAATAATTTCAATTCTATTGTCAAAAACCGTTGGTGAATCTGTAATTTGATTGTTTGCAGGATCAGGTGTAAATGTCGGATTTTTAACTAATCCAACCACAGAATAACTGTTTGATTTACCAATTGCATTATTATCTGTTTATGTAATATAACCATATAGTAAAACATGACGGCATTGCAGCTCATCAATTAGGTTATAGTTATGGCCTCCTCTTGGAGCCAATATTGGTCTTAAAACAGCCCTAACATCAATAGAATTATTATCGTCAGGATCAAAATTAAATAACGGATCTTTTACTGTAGCAACAATATTATTATAATTTGATCCTGTATTGATTACTTCAATGGTTTTAATTGTCCCATCATCCAATTTTGGAATTGCTGTACAGCCAGTTCCATCTCCTGATATTTCTACTGTAGGTACAATTTTAGCGGACGAGCCATTTACGACTCCGTCTCCTAAAGGATCGCCTTGTACTTTAAATCTACCTCTGCCGGTTCCTTGCTCGAATGTGTAAGTATCAACAGTGTAAGCATGCGACTCTTGTGTTGAACTAATCGTAATATATACAGTCATACCAGAATAGTAATTACTAATTTCTGATAAACCTTCTGCAGTAATTACAATTGTTCCATCGTTTTGAGCAGGGCCGAATACTGCAGCACTATCGATATGAACATAACCGTTGTTATCAATATAATTTTCTACAAAGATACTACTTACTGGTGAACCAGTGATTGCGGTGTTTGCTGGATTTTCATTAAAAGTTCCAGGCAATGGAATATAACCGACCGCATTATACGCTTCAAACTCTTGCTCAGTTAAGAAATACATAAACTTCCACAAGTATCCATCAGGCATTAAATAAAGCTGCTGATTTGTTTCAGCATTATAATTTGGTGGAGTAGTAGAAGCTGAGCCGTTATTATTGTTTAAACATTTGTAAACACGATAATCACCAGAATCGTTGTTATTTGGTTCGACAACCGCATAAAAATTAGTGCCGTCTAAATTTACTTTATCATCATATTGAGTATAAACATTATCTTTTTGCCAAGGATAATATCTAATCATATATTTAATATCTGAAGTTAAAACTTGCTTACCAAAAATAATATTTTCTAAGAAATCATTTTTACTAAACTGCGAATTCACCGCGTCAACAGTTGTAAGCTCAGTCAATGCAATTGACGAGACAGCGAAGTAAAATTCGTTGTTTGCGATATCATCATAGAACAAACGTAAAGTATCGTTCTTGAGTTTTGTTGTTAAGACTTCTGCCATTTCACACCTTGAGCTTTTTTAATATTTATAAAGATTTTTAGCCGCGCCTACGTATGAGAGGACGAGGGTAAGTACGTCCACTTGTTGGTCTCGGTTTAAAATTTTTCTTGGGAACAGTATTCCCATCTTCTGGTCTTTGGTTAATCCAACGAAGGATTCTGTTTGGAGCACCTTGCAAACTTTGAATATCGTTTGGATCATCTGCTTGTGTATCAAACATTAAATTTTCAGCTGCATTATCTACAATCCAAGCATGTGCTTCTGCTTGAGTCATATTTGGCCACGACTCTGCAAGACAAGCTAAAACACCCGCAACTTGAGGACCTGACATACTCGTACCTTGATACTTGTCAAAATTATATCCTGATAATCTTGGATCTGCAATATCACCAGCTTTTTCATGTACACTGCTATTAATTGCTTCGCCTGCTGCATAAACATCTACCTGACTGCCGCAATTACTAAATGATGCTTTATCTTCATTATTATCATTACCAAGTGCGCCCACATTGATAATTGGTGCATAACCGGCACCAGATCCCGTTCCTCTATGCGGATAAAAAGTGTAAGACGTTCCAAAATAAGCAACTTTGCAAGTATTGTTGTAATCTTGATCTGAACTATTTACTGTTTTCCAAGCATCATTACCAGCAGAAGCTACAATAATGATTCCATCATCAATCGCATCTTGCATATCAGCTTGGCGAGAAGTAAAATAGTTTGGAAAATCTACATTAATTCCGCTTGGTGTATAGCAGCCACGAGCATCCAATTCTGCTTCAGTTAAATCTCTGCCTGGGTTATAAGCAACACCTCTATAAGTAAATTCTGTAATATTATCAAAATTATTATCGCCACATGTAATCACAGATCCATAACTATTATTTGTTATTGTTGGGTTTCTTCTTCCAGTTGCAGGATTAATTGCTTTGCTATTGTGCCAAACCCTGATGTAGTCCCACATAAATGAGCTGGAGAGGCTATTAGGATTAGTACCATATGGACTTATATTGTAAACATTAGCATCTCTGGCCCATCCCTGTGAGTTACCAGCAACAGTTCCGCCACAATGACAACCATGATTATTATCGTTAGTTCTATCAGCATTACCGCTATCTACGTATGGTGTATAAACATATGTTCCATTAGAACCACCGGTTACTTGATTAGTTAATGAAAACCAATTAAATTGAACAACTCGACTTCCGCCACTGCCGTCAGGATTAACCGCAAATTCTGGATGAAGAGGATCTATATGCCCGTCAACAATTACAACATCAACATTTTTACCAGACGCAGTAATTGTTAAATCTGTAGTAATTGTTGATACACCGCCGTCGCCCCAGTTATTTCTATTTGTGGCTTCGCTATGTCTTAATAAACCCCAGTTTACGTCTGTAGCCGAATCACCCCATGCTTTATCAAAGGCGCCATTTGTAATTGTATATTGAGGTTTGATTGTAATATCAACAAGCTCTGCTAAATCGCAATCCCAAACTCTTGGATCTGCTTTTACCAATTCAACTTCTTCGTCAGTAAGCATGTAATGAGTATTACGACTAATTAATCTTTTGTTCGCAACCTCAACGGCTCTATCTGGAATAAACAGATTGCCACCGGGTGTTTCCATATCTTCATAAAAAGATTTTAAATCTTCTTTACGATGAAGAGTAACAATCCATTCTCTGCGTTCCATTTTACGCCTCTAGCTGAACAAGTGTTAAAGTTGTAACAACGTTTTGTGTTGAGCCTGATAAGTTTTTCACTGTCATTGGAATTTGATTTCCAGATTCAAGCCATCCAAACACTCCCGGCGAAAGTTTTACAGTTTGTGCACCTGTTGTAATTACTTCGGCAAGAACACCGGCGTCAGGTGCAGGGTCTGATGTTTGCGCACGAGAAGCATCGTTTGTTTGCGAAGTAGCATCTGTATAAAGTCTTACCCATGATGCATGTGAAGTTTCAATTTTCATCAATCCGAAAGATTTAAATCCGTCTATATTTACCGTAACTTGAGCATTGTTTCCTAAGCTTGTTGCGGTATGAACTTTAGTGGTTCTTGTTTCAAGAGTACCTGTGTTACCGCCACCGCCGCTGACATCAGACATATTAGCAAGTTCTACCCATGCACCTGCGTGAGCAAAATAACCTTTACCCGTTGCGTGTACGTGAGCAAACATGCCATGATATGTTGAAGCACTTGGTAGATCTGAAACCTGATCGTACACATTGGCAAATAATACTTTATTGCCACCCATATCTAAATCTGAACCAGTTACAAGATTTATAATTTCTGTATTAGACAGGCCACCGCCACTGCCGCCTGTAGCATCATTCACCCAAGCATAGTCAGTACCATCCCAAGATAAAATTTGATTATTAGCAGCAGTACTAACGTTTAAATGCGCATCAATATCTCCTGTATTAAATGACGCAGTTGCGTTAGCAAACGTTAAATTTCCATTTCCGTCTGTTGTTAATACTTGATTGTTAGAACCGTCTACAATACCAAAAATTCCAATGAGTGAGTTTGGTATATCGCTCAGATTGTTCCAGCTGCCTGAAAACTGCCCATCGTATAACTCGTCAAAGTTAGACACGATTTTAATCATGGCATTTCTAAGCGCGTCACCGGTTCCGTCGTTGGCTGCTGTGCCGTAGTTAATAACTTGCTTTGCCATGTGAGCTCCTATTAGTTTTTATAGTTATTTATTTAAGCGTTATCAGAAGTAATGTTAATAGTATCAACAGAATAAACGACGCTATCAGCTCTCACCGTCTGATCACCGACATCTTGATCTGGCCCAACAATTGGACTTCCACCAACGATATAATCGTCTTTTACTCTTAGAGCGAATTTATGAGTTAAGGTTGGTCCGGTAAGTTTATTATATTCAAAGTTGCCAAACATTTTTGTACCAGCAAGATGCATTGTGTCTTTTAATACTTGCTCATATTTTGCAACTGTTACCGTTGATTTTAACTCGTAAGAATATTCTTGAATAAAATCACTGTCTTGAATTTTCTTTTTACTATCATAATATTCAAAAACATTTGTATCAGGATTTGTTCTATAACCGTTAATATGTGAGAATTGGCTACTCCAAAATCCTGCAGTAATACCTTGCGATGTAGCTCTTAGTTCAGCTTTTGCGTGTCTAGTACCTTCATCATCAACTAAATAAACAGTTTCTTTATCAATATATCCAAACCCTGAATCACGTATTTCTGCTGCAGAAATTCTACCAGTTGAAAATTCTGTTTTGTTTTCCATAATGGCGTTGTTACCAAACTGCATTGAATCATAGTCTCTTTCAATACTGCTGATCGCAAAGTTTCTACCTTTATGAGTAATATCATCGGCGCCACCAATTCTAAATCCATAATAAGAATATGGAAGAACATATATAAGTCTTCTATCATTATCAAGCTTTATAATTTCGCCAGTCACTCCTGTAGACGCTTGTGTAATTTCATCGCCTACAGTGAAAGACGCAGTATAATCTTCTACTAATATTACTTGATTATATCTGTCGAATGCAATCATTTGTTCGTCACGCACTACAGTAAATGTATCATTTACATAATCAGCGCCGGGATTAATATTTTCAAATGATTGAATAGTACCAATATCAAATGGTGTTAAATCAAATGCTTGATTCAATGGTGTTGAAAGCGTAACCGGGCTTGCTGAACCTGACATAAGTGCAGCTGCTGG